CTAACGACGGAGGCTTTGAATGCCACGCGGTCAGATCACGTTTAAGATTGACGGCTACGATGATCCGTTCGTTGTCAAGGAACTAACTCCTCGGCAGATCATTGAGATCTTCCAGATGGAAGGCCTTGAGGACCAAAGCATTCTCGGGCTGAAAAATTATTTCCTTGACAAGGTTTTGCCGCTCGCGGTTCCGGGGCTTAAGGCCGATGCTTTGCTTGACATGCTCCCTAGCGATCTTGAGATCGTTTGGGAAAAGTTCAAGGAAGTCAACAAAGCTTTTTTCGGACTAGCGACGCGAGCAGGCATCGGAAAAATCGTCGAGCAGGTCAAAGCGGCGGCGCTATCGGACTATTTCAGCTTGCTTGCGTCCTCATCGAAGCTGGCCACACGGAATGCCTAGACTACGGCTATTCGTACTTTCTTGCGGCGCTAAATGAGCACCAGCGAATCGAGCTTGATAAAATGAAGCGGGACGCTACGGCGTACCGCTTCGCACAGTTCGCGGACAAGCGCGAATGGGCAAAGTTTTTGAAGCGGAAGTAGCATAGTGGCTGGCGATAGCAAGCTTCTAAAAATAGTCGTCGAACTGAATGCGGCCGGCGCCGAGCGCGCGTTGGGTTCGTTGCGCGCGGCGTTGCAGGGGCTGTCTAAGGGAACGGACGCGGCGGCCATCGGCAGTCGTGAGATGGCCGCCGCGTTCGACAACGCCGCAACACAAGCTAGCGTTGCGTCTGCAGCGGTTGGTCGCGTTGCCACGGTCAGCGCCGAAGCCGGCGCGGCCGTCAGCAATGCGGCCAAATCGTTGGCTGCAATGGCCGAGCGGACGGCGGCCACTTCGTCGGCGTCCGGCGCGGTCTCCAAGTCGTTTCTCGGCCTATCGGCCGCCGGCCGAGCCGTGCAAGCGGCGCTCGCGGCCACCGGCGCGGCCGTTGTCCGCGCGAGCACGGCGCTTTCCACCTATCTAATCAACGCCGCGAAGCGCGCGTCCAGCGCGTTACTGTCGCTTTCCATTTCTGGCGAGTCGCTCAAGAAAGCGCTCTTTTCTCTAAAGTCGCTGTTTGTGGCAATCGGCGCGGTCGCGCTCGCCAAGTCGTTCGTCAATGCGGCGGCGCGATCCGAGAGTCTAAAGACGCGCCTAATCGGCCTGTTCGGCAGCATCACCGAAGGCACAAAGGCGTTCAAGGGCCTTGAGGAAGTCGCCGAGCGGCTACCAGTAAAGCTCCAAGATCTCGAATCGTCGGCCACGCAGTTCGGCGCGGTCATTAAGGGCGGCGCCGATGAAACGCTGAAATGGGTTGAGATGGCGGCCGATATATCGGCCGCAACCGGACTAAGCATTGACACAACGACGCAGGCGCTACGGCGAATGTATGACGGCGGCACGGAAGCCGCTACGATGTTCCGTCGCGCCGGCATTTTGTCGATGCTCGGTTTTCAAAAGGGCGTCTCGCTATCGGCCGAGGAAACACGGCAGCATTTAATCGCGGCTTGGGAAGATCCGGCGTCGCGTTTTCGCGGGGCTGCTGCTGGCGCGGCTAAAACATGGGACGGAATGCTAACGCTCCTCGGGAACGCTTGGACGCTTTTCCGAGAGCGGCTGATGGGCGCCGGTGTCTTCGATTTTATCAAGGGACTACTCAACGAGCTTCTCGGGGGCTTCCAGAACGTAACTAAGTCAATGGCCGACGCCGGCAGCAGCGTGAAATCTTGGGCGTCCGGCGTAATCGACGCACTCAAGGGAGCGATGACGGCGCTTGCCTATATGTACGACGGCTGGCGCGGCGCAAAAATGCTCCTCGAAACTTTGAAGGGAGCGTGGGCGCTCCTTGTCAAAGCTATCTACGAATCAGGCGTCGGCGATTATATGCTCCTCTTTAGAGAGGGCATCCTCGGGCTTAATCTTGCTTTCGCTAAAGTCGCGGACGCGGCCACGCGCGCGTTCGGATGGATCACAGATAAAATCGTCGGGATCGTTGAAGAGCTTCGGTATTTCCTCGAGGTCGCGCGCGAGCTCGGCGCGAAGTTCATATCGGCCGACATGCTTAATCGGATGGCGAAGCTTGAGGTGCAGCTTCGCTCGACGTCGGGATCGGCCGAGCAACTAACTAAAGAGCTCATCGAGGGCACGACGGCGCAGATCGCCGAAACTGAAAAGCAGCGCGAAGCCTACAAGAAGACTACGGCAGAGGCGGCCGAGCTTTATAACACTATCGCGGTCGGCGCGGCCGATAGTTTGGTTGCGTTGGCAAGCGAAGAGTCAGCCGTCTCTAAGCTCGAAGCTACATTTGCGCGCATTGCTAACAATCAAAAGCTGGCGGCAGAAGAGACGCGCCGGCAAGCCGAGGAACAGGACGCTCTTAGAAAACGAATGCAGGAAGAGGCGGCCGCCGACGCCGCGCGGTTCGCGGCGCTTTCCTCGGCCGGCCAGCGCGAAGAACTGGCCGCTGGCCTTAAGCCGTCGGATCGCGCGCGTGCTGAAGCCGATCTTCAAAAGCAGATGTTAGCTGAAACTATCGCCGGTTCTGAGGCGGCGTATAAGGCGGGCATCGAGACTTGGGAGCGGTATTGGGATCAGCGTATCACGATCACTAAGCAGCGCGGCGAAGCCGAGCGCGTCGCCTTTGAAGAGCTAATCAAAGAAGAGGAAGATCCGGCGCGACGCGTCGCGTTGTACGATAAAATGCGCGCGGCCGAGTTCGAGCATCAGCAAGAATTGCTCAATATGACGAAGACTCGTCTCGAGGAAGAGACGAGAATGCATGAGGCGCAGTTTGCGGCAAGGCAGATGTTGCGCGAGCTCGCCTTGTCCCAAACGCCGGAAGAAAGCCGCTCGATGTTTGATGTGCAGGCGGCAGAGCTTGCGGACTATGAAGAGCAGTTGGCGCTTAAACTTGACGCGCTAAAAATGGCGCGCGAGCAGGAATTGATAACGGAGGCCGAATTCCAAGACGCGCGGACGGCGATGATTGTTGGCAAGGAAACGTTTCTTGCCGAGCAACAAAAGGCCATCCGAGAGACTGTATTTCAAGCCGCTAAAATGACGCTCGACGCCACGGAGCAGGCTTTCGGCGATATGTACGAAGCGAGCGGCCGGAAAGCAAAAGAGTTCTTTTACGCACAAAAAGCGCTTGCGGTCGTGAATACCATCATGTCGACGTATGAGTCGGCGCAGAAAGCCTACAATTCTTTGTCGAATATCCCTTATGTCGGACCGGCGCTCGGGGCGGCGGCAGCGGCGGCAGCCGTTGCAAGCGGCATGGCGCGCGTCGCTATGATCCGCAATCAGAGTTTGGCCGCCGGAGGGTCAGTCGAAGGATGGAGTCCCAACGATCGCGCCGATAACATTCCGGCCATGCTAACGGCCGGGGAGTTTGTCCATCCGGTCTCGGCCGTCAAATACTACGGCGAGCAAGCGATGGAAGCTATTCGCCGGCGAACAGTACCGCGCTCCGTCCTCGCGGCCTACTCGGCGCCTTCGCGGCCGCCGTCCTCGCGGTTTAGCTTCGCGGCCGGCGGCCCTGTCGGCGCCGGATCTTCGGCTTCGGCTCCGTCCGGCGGCAAGTCCGGCGGTGGTATGACAATCGTCAACGTCGTTGATCCGTCGCAATATGATCAGCATTTGCAGTCGCGGCCGGGCGAGGAAGCTGTTCTGAACGTGATGACACGGCGCCGGTTCGCGGTCAATAAAATTTTGAACGAGGGCGAACGGTGAGTTTCAATCAAGCTTTCAAATCTGGAACGCTTGTATATCAGGCCGGCACCAACATCGTTCCGTATGGGCCGGGAGGCGTCTTAGATACGCTGCGAAGCTTTGTCGTCGGAACGGCCGTTGCGGCCGAGGTGATCGACAACACACCGGACGGAAACATCACGTCGTTCAGCGGTACGCTCGCGCACTTTCCTTGTGGCCTTGGGCGGTTGACGATCACTTATACCATCGGCACGGTTGACTTCAAAGCAACGGACGACGGTTCCGGAAATATCGTTGACGAAGATCCGACTGGATCACTAACAACTGGAACTATCAGCTATGAGGACGGCGATTGGGCGCTCGTATTTAGCACGGCACCAGATGCCGGAAGCGATATCAAAGCCAAGTATATCTACGGCGAGCCGGGACGCGATTGGGAAGAGCTGCTATATCGTAACACAACTAATATGGACGGAACAGATGCAGGCTTCGGCGGAGGCTGCAAAGAGCTGATTATACGAAACACGGGAAAGACCGGCCAAGAAAATGTAATTATTGGTTTTCGCGAATTCTACTATGATGGAGGATCAAGCGGAGGTCTTAATTTCAATTGTTATGTTTATTTTCCGTCGTCAGCGCCGACCAGTTGGCTGTATAATGCTGTTGAACTAGGTTTTGTAACTTATCAAGCAACATGGAAAACATATCAAAAGCTTCCATCGATCCCTCTTCAACATCGTGGAACGACATCCTATTTTATTTACTCAAATCGACAACGAATCGTTCTTGTAATTAAAAACGGATCCAATTACGAATCGGGCTATTTGGGATTCGGACGGCGCTTTGGATCGCCTAGCCAGTATCCATATCCACTAGTAAACAAAGGAAGCCAGCTCTATACTACATCATTTACGTCACACGCGTCTACAACTAGTAACTGGAGAAAGTATATTCCGTTTTCTTATGTAAGTAATAGCGAAGGACACGCAACGATTATAGTTAGTCCGGCTAACCAATATCTATTTGCTTCCGGGCAGGATATGGAAGTTTCTCTTGAGCCGCGCACGCAATTTGTAACGACTCCGGGAACTCTTGTAGGATCACCATCAAAGAATGCTATGTTAACTTATCCAGTATATGTAGCTGGAAAGACAACTGTTTTTATGGATCTTGATGGCGTTTACGGGGCGGCGGGAAGTTCATTACAATCGGAAGACACTATCGATATTAGCAACAGGCGATGCACAGTATTCAACAACATAGCTTCGTCGGTCTATAATGATTTTATGGCTATTGAGCGAGAAGAAATAACAACTACTTCGTCGTCTTCGTCTTCAACTACTTCTTGATAATTGAAATAAAAATTAGGAGATCTTATGGCCGTTCCGATTTTGAAAGATATACGACATGTCACGATCACAAGCGCACAAGACTTTTTGTCAAAGCTATCGTCGTTCGCCACTAGTTGCGGATGGACAACCGAGCTTCAAACAAGCAAAGCATGGTCTTCAATTGGCGGCGGAAAATATGGATGGGTTGCTGGCAATAAAGATTTTTTAGAGTGCAAATCAACCGGCCACGGCAGCCAAAAGCTTTGCTTTAGATTTTACATGGATGCCGGAGATGGAATAAGGCGCTTGCTTTATTATCAAGGAATAAAGCCGGACAACTGGATTTACAAAGATACTGTATCGACTATACCACATTTACAGGACACTTATAATACAACGTGGACATATATGTCCATACCACAAGGCGCGTTCTCAAATGGATGTTGGTTCTTTGGCAATAAACGAATTCTAATTGCTATTTTAGGATTTGCTGCGTCTCACATAGCAACATTCGCTGTTGGAATTCCAGAGCTAAACAAAGAACTTCAAGATGAAACTCAGATCTCTTGCGTATTTAACGGTTGTCAGTCCGGGACATCATCAACATACTATTGGGACAATTTTTCAAATAACATTACTAATTGGAACAGTTTTCTTACTTACGTCGCAACAAACTGGAGTATAACTTCTCTTTGGTGGAAAGGGAGCGCGCGTTATATAGGATATTCAGCTGGCGGATTTTTGTGTACCAACATATGCTACAATAAGGACGTTGTAACCGGAGTATTTAATTATAGCGATAAGCTTCTTAGATACAACGCATATTCCGGAAAGCGTACTGCTATACAACCAACGGCTTTTTTTAGGGATCCATCAACATTGTTTTGGTATGTAGGCGGAGCGTTTCAGTTTGCGTGGATACACTTTTCCGGCTTATCCATGGGGCAAAAAATTAAATTTGGATCTGATACATATATTGTTTTTCCATCACTAACGATGTCTAACTTATACGGAATGGCATTTAGGGTTAGTGCCTGATGGCTAATCGAGTTGGTATTTCTCCGGCCGCTTTTTTATTCAACGGCGTTGATAAGGAAGATCTGTTTGTTTCAGCAAACAAGGATTTGTTTGATAAAACTGCCGGAGAAAAATTTGAAATATTTACTTGTGGTATAGCAGTTAATCATAAATATGAAGCAGAAATAGGCTTTTCTTATAAACAAAAAGGCTTTTTAACTACAACATACGGCCGCGATTTTATCTTTAATCGTCTTTGGTTTTCTCCGACTGAAATCGACGCGGGCTTCATTACCGAAGATCAGATAACGAACATCGAAATTTGGAATGCTTGGGAAGACGAACAACTTGTTTTTTCAATGGCAGCAGGCGTAGATTCGGATGGCACGACGCTGTTGCTTCCGAAACTACCAAGAATCCTACAGCCTGGTGCGGAGCTTACACTTCCTTTGACCGTGCATGAAGTCGGACCGGCTATTCAAGCCACCGTATGGACAATCACAATCGGCGGCGTTGATTATCAAGTCGTTGTTTCCGGCATTCGTGTTCTTTCAATGGCAGTTCCCCCGAATTGGGAGTCTCCGCCGTCGCTTACTTATCGGTTCGATAGCGTGATGTTTCAAACGGAGCGTTTCCACGAGCAGCGCCGGCCGATGTTCGATCTTCCGATCCGGATTCTTTCGGCCAAATACCTTGTGCAGGCGCGCGAGTCGCAGGTATTTTTCAACCTCGCTTCGTATGCTCACGACAAACTTTTCGGCGTTCCGATCTATAATGAAATGCTTGTGCCGACGCAAGCAGATAACGGCGATACAACGATAAAACTTGCCACGCCGACGGCCGATATGTACAACCTAAACAACAACGCTGAATACGTGATGATTATCGACCACGCTAACGAAGTCGGCGAAATCAAGGGAATCGACACGATAAGCGCGAACGAAATTGAGACGACGCGGCCGATCACAGGGGCGTATGCTATAAAAAACATCAGAGTATATCCTATCTTTTTCGGGCTTCTTAAGCGCATCGGATTTTCGGAAGCGACGGACCGGCACTCGGTCGTTGAGTTAGAGTTCGAAGAGTTTATCAACTGATGGCCGACGATATCAGGGATCTCGGTTCGGCGCCTTTGTGGCGGCATTCTCCCAATTGGGCGCGCGATCCGTCAACGGAAATCGTAATGCTTCGGCGCGTCATTTCCGAGCGCGGCACGCCGCATCGTCTCGTGCAACTTGAGAAAGACGTGCCGATCAATTTTGAGACAGAGTTTGTTTGTACGTCGAAGGCCGAAGAGAAAGCCGTTCTCGCGTTTTTCCACGGCTGCCGGGGCCGCGTCAAGCAATTTTGGATCGAACATCCGCGCTCGCTGTTCGATCTAAAGCGGTCGGCGCCTAATGGATCGTCGCAGCTCGCTTGTATCAACAACAACTTCGACAAGCAATATTGCGGCTACGAACGCTTCTATATGATAATGAACAACGGCGATCTCATAACAAGAAAAATCACCGGGGCAGAGTACGACAAAAACGACGACGAACTTATTTTATCATTTACTGGCGACACTGATCGGGATATCAACCTTGGCGACTATCAACGAATGGGCAGGCTGCTGCTGGTACGGCTTGATTCCGATGATCTCGTGATTAGAATGGAAACGCCGTCGATATGTACGTTTTCGCTTAAGTTTGTAGAATTGGTCAACGAGTACGGCGCAGTATGAGCTACGCATCGAATCTTTCGAAGCACGCGCAAGACTCGATTCCGGAATTCTATCGGCTGATCACCGGAAACGAGACCGAGCGCTTCACATCATACAGAAACGACTTGACGTTTCTTGGTAACAAATGGCTGGCGCGACCGATTAAGCGTTCCGGCTTTCAGCGCGACACCGAATTCGGCGCGGTCAGCGTTACGATCACGGCGCTTATCTTGGGAACGCTCAAGCGGTACATTGCTAATCAGCCCGTCGAGCCTACGAATGTCACGATCTATCGGGCCACGTCCTCGGATCTGTCAAGCTATATCATATTGTTCGATGGCCAGATAACGAACGTCGCGGTTCAAGGCAACATGATTCAGGCCACCTGTGAAAACCGAAGCGCGTTTCTTCGGCAGCGGCTTCCTCGGGTTATTTATCAAGCGTTCTGCAACCATAACATTTTTGATGGAGGATGCGCGCTAAACTTGGCGGCCTATGCAGTCAGCGGCAAGATCAGCGGCATCGCAGGCAACACTATATCATGCGCGGCATGGGGAGCCAGGCCTAGCGAATGGTTTAGGGGCGGTCACGTCGTTGTAAGCCACGACATGAGGCTAATAACGGCGCACTCCGGCAACACGTTAACGCTGCAAACGGCGTTTGGTCAGTACGTCGTTCCGGGGCTAACAGCGACGGCCTATCCTGGCTGCGACGGCGATCCGGAGACATGCAAGAATAAGTACAACAATCTCGCGCACTTCCTCGGAATGCCATACATTCCGAGCCGCAATCCGGTCATATGGGGCTTCCATTGATAGCGCACTTCGCGGACGACAAAAATTTCGCAAGGATGCTCGCGATCATAGACTCGTGGATCGGCACTCCGTACCGGCACGGCACAATGATTCGGGGGCGCGGCGCCGATTGTACGCTGCTGCTAGGCGCTTGCTTGCTTGAGTACGGCATCTTAACGGATGTTGTTTGGGAATACTATCCTCACGACTGGTATTTGACGGCGACGGACGAACGGATTCTAAACGGCGTTGTCAAGCACTTCACGGAGCACGTGGCGCGCGGATTTTCAATTGAGCGCATCGCGCCTACAGATCCGCTCTTGCAGGGCGATTTGCTCGCGTTCGACACGACAAGGCGCGGCGTCTCTAATCACGCCGCTATGTTTATCGGCTGGCCGGGGCGGCCGCGCGAGGGGCGCGGCGAGATGGTTCACGCGCATCCTTTGTCCGGCGTCAGCCGCTTCCCGATGGCCGGCTTCTTTAGCCGACACTTAACAAACGTCTTTAGGATCGTTGAAGTCTAATGGGCCTTGACATTATCCTAGTCGCCGGAATACTCGCAGCCGGCGCGGCAGTTATCGCCACAATGCCACGCCGTAGCGGCGCAAGTAATAAGATGAAGCCGCAGAGCATAGAATCGTTCGCGCCTACTGCGAATCAAGAAGGCAGCGTCGTTCCATGGGTTCGCGGGCAAGTAAGGCTAAACTCAACACTGCTTTGGTATGGAAGACTCAGGTCGAAAAAAATAAAGGTCAACGCCGGCGGCAAGGGCATGGGCGGCAGTATGACCGTCGGTTATAAATACTATATGGATCTTTGGCACGCGCTCTGCCAGGGGCCGAACGCTCAGCTTGTGGCAGTATACGTCAATGATCGTAAGCTAGATAATCTTGGGGATCTTGGCACATACACTTTTAACGGCGGCAACGACGGTACCTATCCTACAGCGCCGGGACAATACGCCTCGCCAATGACGGGGATTGCTCATATATACCTTAACCAGTATTTTCTCGGCGAGAATGCAACAACGGTCCCGCCATTTCATTGGGTTGTTAACGTGCTGAGCAGCGCTCCTTTGACATATGCTAACGAAGCGAAGGGCTGCAACGCCGCCGCGATTATCTACGATCTGCTACTTGAGGCCGGCGTTCCGTCGGGCTATATCGACATTCCTTCGTTTCAGGAAGCGGCCACCTATTGGCACGGCAAGGGATACGATCTCAACGTCGCGCTCAGTTCGCAATCTCAGGTCAAGGATCATATCAACACGATCTTGCAGTATGTAGATGGCGCTTTGTACATTGACGCCAACAACAAATTTCGCCTAAAAGCCTTCCGTAGCACGGACGTTCCGGTTGCCACTATCACGACAAGAAAATTCAAAGAATTCAAACTGCAGCGCCGCTCTTGGGACGACGTGTTTACGGATTTTCGCGCGACATTTACAGACGAGACGGCAGACTATACCACGCGCGCGATGCGCGCGCGCAATCCGGCGGTCAGCGCGTTGATCGGCCACGACAATCAAAAGACGCTGGATCTAACCGCGTTCCGTGATCTCGACGCCGCTTCGGCGCGGCTATGGGACATCATGAAGCGTTTCAGTTATCCAGAGGCGCAGGTCTCTTGCGTGGTTGGCATTGAGTACTCGGCGTATAATATCGGCGACGTCGTTTCGATAACTCACAAGGACTACGGGATCTCTAACGAGAACTATCGAATCGTAAGCAAGAGCGAAGAAGAGAACGACTCAAACGCCGTCCGCTTAGAGCTCACGCAAGATCTCGATACGATGATCGACAACAACTACCAGGCCGGCGGCGGCACGCTATGGCAAGAAGAGGATCTGGCGCCGAAAACACTGCACGCGCAGCGTGTCATTGAGCTTCCCTATACCGAGCGCTTCGGCGAGACGCCGGCTTTTCTTTGCTTGGCCGCACGCAAGGGCCAAGAGACGGGCTTCCACGTTGTCTATTCAACGGACGGCAACGACTATGAGGCGCACGAGACGCTTTCCGATTTCTCGCAATACGGAACGCTCGACGAAGCCTATCCAGCCGACACCGACGCGATAGACGATTATCGCGGCATCCTATTCACTCCGTACCGTGAAGATCCTATCTTTGAGGATCTTGTGCGCGCGAAACTTTTTGATTCGTCGCGGCTGGCCGTGATCGTGAATCCGTCAACGGGGGCGCACGAGATCCTTACGTTTCAGACTGTCACGCCGGAGGGCGCAAACAGCTTCCGGCTCGGCGGCGTGATTCGCGGGCTGATGAATACCGAGCCGCAAGCGTGGTCAATCGGCCATCACGTTTGGCTAACAAACGTCGGGGACAACATCATTACGGGAATCACAGCGCCTTCGTTTTACCTTAAGTTTCTTCCGTACTGGGGCGGGCTATCGGTTCCGGTTGCTTCGGCGTCGCCGATCAGCGTCTCCGGCGCCGGCCGCGCGCGGATCCCGTGGCCGGTTTCAAGAATCAAAGTCGTCAAGTCGGGGAGCTCAAACACGGTCACGGTATGGCCGACGGAGCGACTGTATCCGGGCGCGGGCGCACGCTCCGGCAGCGCGCAGGTTGACCAAGATCCGCCGTTGTACGTCGGCGATTTTGTTTGGACTATCAACAACTGGACATCGGCTACGGTATCGCCTTCTTATACTTGGACAATAACTCAGGCGGGCGGCTTTACGCTGATGATCAGATCGCGCACAAACGGCATTATGTCCGCGCAAGTTTCTTGCACGGTTGGGGCGAGCAACGGAACCTATTACGGCTAAGGCGCAACAATGATTCTAAGTCCGACACAACTTGAAAAACTTCGGTACTCTTGCCAAGGATGGGTTGCAGTATTCAACGAGAATATGGAACGGCTAAACGACACGCTGCTAAAAGTCGCGAGCCTTACCGACGTGCAGCTATCAGGCCTTGCCGATGGCGACGTTTTACGATATAATAGCGGCACTAAGAAATGGGTTAATGTTAAGTCAGGCTTTCTGACCACTACGACGACATAGGGACATGGGCGCTTACATCAGCGGCACGAAAATTTTTCAGGATACCGGCCTTGAGCAAGCGGCATACGATCTTCCGGGCTGGATCCATATTTTCAATAAAAATTTTGATCTATTGAATCGTGCGTTGTTGCGGATCGACGGCCTAGTTGACGTTGACGCTTCGGCGCTCGCGAATGGAGGGGTTTTGACGTGGAATTCAACGAAGTCGAAATGGGAGGTTAAATTTTACTGATGGCAGTACTTTCTCCATCTGGATTACAAACGGCAGATACCGGCGCGTCGAATTGGATAACGATATTTAATAACAATTGGGAGCGGCTTAATGATGTTCTATTAAAATTGTCGGCGCTTCAAGATGTTGATATTTTAGGGCTTGCCAACGGGAACGTTTTGCGGTATAATATAGGATCAGGGAAATGGAAGCCGTGGAAACCGCAGCGGCAACCGCTTCCGTAACAAGAATCGAGGTCAAAAATGGCATCGACAAAGGTACCACATGGACAAAAAAGCCACTAGATCGTTCGTCCTTGAAAACGGCGGGAGAAAGTTCTGGTTAGTCCTCATTGTCATCATGTTTGCATTCTTGAGCGAAGCGTTCGCGCTCGGCATTTCTCGTGAGACGATCCGGGATTGCTTGATCGCGGCCGTTGGCGGCAGCGGCGCGATTGCTCTTGAGGATAGTTTAAGGGTTCTCTTTGGGCAAAAGAAAGCCGTTCCGATTGACGACGGCGAGAAAGCGGAGGAATGATCATGGAGTCCGAGAAGCGCGGCGTTGTTAGTGTTTCCGTTTGCTTGATCGCGGCGGCGTTTTTGCTGATCGCGATCTCTTGTTTGATGTCCGGATGCGTCGGCATTAACAAGCTTGCGAATATGTCGCCGACGGAGCGCGCGACATGGATGATGGGTATCTACAACGCCGAATACGAACTGGCGCAAAAGCAATACGAAACTTACGTCTTAGATCCGGATGCAAATCCGGCGCTTCTCAAGGTTCTAAAGGCCAAGCAGACTATCTTCGAGAAAGTCTATCCTCTTATCCTTTGCTATGTGACAGCCGTCAGAAACGGCGATGAGATCGATATCCACATTGAGGGGCTGATCATCGCCTTGCTGCAAGAGCTTGCCGATCCGATTATCAACGCCGTTCCGGCGGGGAGCGATAAACTATGAACGCACAGACCGCAGTAGCAGCCGCCATCGGACTAATCAATACGCTATTGACGGCGATCATGGAAGCAAACAAGATCGCCGGCTACTCGGAAGCGCAGCTTGCCGAGAAGTTTAACGCAGAGTTCGCCAAGTTCAAGGCCAATGATCCGAAACTAAGGCCGATCCTGTAATTATTCGTCAGGCTAGAGGTGCAATATGATGAAGGTGGCCATCCTTACCAACTTCAACGAGTTCCATCCTGGATACTCGTTGACGGGGATCGTATGTGATCAGGCGCGGATGCTCTATGAGCACGGCAACGAAGTTCACGTCTTCGCGAGCGAAGAATTCAACGACAAAAGCTTTCCGGCGCCCGCTAAGGCAACACTTCACGCGGGGCCGGGGCGCGGCGTCCCACAGTCAAAGCTCATAGACTATCGCTCGCGCGACGACATCAGCCCCGAGCATGTTAAGCACGCCAACCGAATCGCCGACTTCTTGGCGCGCGAGCTTCAAGATTTCGATATCGCATTCTCGCACGACTGGATCTTTACCGGCTGGAATTTACCATACTCGGCCGGCATTAAGATGGCGAATCAACGCTTGCCGAAGCTAGGCTGGATGCACTGGCTGCACTCAATACCGACGCAGCATTTTGACTGGTGGCGAGGTGAGGAATACGGCCACCGGCACCGAATCATTTCACCGTCGAAGTCAATGATTAACCACACTCACGACGCCTACAAATGCGATCGTGAAATGATAGTCGCGATCCCACACATCAAGGATCTCCGGACGTGGTTTGACTTCTCGGACGAAGCTTGTGATTTTATCGCCGACCATCCGAATGCAATGCAAGCCGACGTCGTTTGCGTTTATCCGGCCTCTTCGGATCGCTTGACGGCTAAAAACGTTGGCGCGGTCATTAGCATCATCGGCGCAATGAAGCGGCGTTGTTTGTCGGTATGTCTTATCATTGCTAATCAATGGGCAACGGGCCGACAGCGTCGACAGGATCTTCAGCAGTTTATCGATCTCGCCGAGGAAGCGAAGCTGGCCGTCGATAGCGAGTTTATCTTTACAAGCGAATGGCGGCGGCCGCAATACTCAACTGGCATTTCTAAGCGGTTTCTCCGCGAGCTTATGATGTGCGGGAACCTGTTTATTTTCCCGACTCGCGAAGAGTCCTTCGGCCTTGTCTCGCCGGAAGCCGCTTTGTGCGGTAACTTCCTTGTCCTCAACCGTAATCTCCCGGTTCTCGGCGAAGTCCTACTTGACGAAGGCTTGTATCTTCCGTTTCACTCATTCGAGAATCAATTGAACGTCGATCCGGATGTATGGATTCACATCCTCGATCACTATGCGGGGGTTATTTTGTCGCGGATGCGGCATAACGAGTCCATTATGACGCGAACGATGGTGCGACAAACACTCAACTATGATCGGCTATACTTGCGGCACTATGAGCCGCTAATGCACGAGCTTATTAGAGAATCTGAGCAAAGCTAACTATGGCGGACGG